TGGCGCAAACAACCGCAGCAATCAACGGAATTGTATCGACAATCAGTATCAAAATCGCAGCGGGCTCGTACGTTGACATCAGCGGAAGCACGCAGTCAGTCGACGTTGCAACAGCAACGGTCATGAACTCTGACAACTACACTCTTGACGGTGCCAACGCAATTATTCTTTTGGGCAAGTATGAGCCGGTCGACGTGACAATCAACGTCATGTATACCGAAGTGACAGTGACCGAGGCTTATATACTTGTCAGTGCTGCATTCGCAGCAAAAAGCACTGTGCAGTGTAAATGGTTGCCAAAGGGTACGGGCTCGGGAAACAACACCATCGAGACCAACGCAACCGGCTACATAACATCGATTGACTACCCAGCAATCGACTCAACAAGCGCAGACGCAATCATGGCATCCTTCACAGTACGGTGTCCCGGAATCACATACACCGACGTCGCATAGTAGGGCGTGCGGTCATGGTGGGGCGTGACCGCGTGCCAACCTAAGCCCCACACCATTTTATACAGGAGCATCCCCAACATGCAATACACAATCGACGACAACAAGTTGACCATCGGCGATCTCATCAAGCTTCAAACCGCAAAAGAAGACATTGCAGCACTGGTATCAATCCTTCGCAAGTGTGTCGAGGTCGAGGACGGCGAATTCGAAGACGTGCCGGCGAAGCACTTCCCTGTTATCGTCCGTTCAATCCTTGCCGGGCTCAATCCACCAATGGGAAACTAAAGACGGCGCTGAGTGCTCACCTTTGGGTGGGCGATGAAGCGCCAATGGAATACATACGGCTGATTATGTGTCGCGACGTGTATCACTGTACTCCTACGGAGCTTGAGGCGGTGCCTTGGCAAGTTATCCACGAAGACCTCGCCATGATGCAAGTCGAACGCACGATACGCGCGCGAAGGAATAAGAAGTAATGGCTGAAGAGACGGTACTGATTCGTTTTAAGTCTGAAGACGACGCAACGAAGACAACCAAAGCCATAAACGACGGGCTCGACGATGTTGGCAAAAACGCCACCAAAGCGGGCTCGTCGTTCACCGGTATGGGCTCGGTAATGACTGGCGTACTGCAGGGTGTCGGGCAGGGCCTCGTTGGCTTAGCTTCGCAACTCGCAGGGAAGGCGCTGAGCGCGGTCACTGACTTTGTCGGCGGTGCAATCGAAGAAGCTTCCGCGTGGAACTCGGTGATTGCGCAAACAGAAGCGGTGATTAAGTCGACGGGAAGCGCTGCGGGATTAACCGCTACAGAGATGTCGAACATGGCGCAGGCGATGAGCGCAACCAACGGAGCGTCATTGTTTAGCGACGATGCAATCCTTGGCGCGCAAAATGTTTTAGCAACGTTTACCAACATCAAAGGCGAGAACTTCGGCAGCGCGACGCAATCCATCATCGACATGAGCCAAGCGCTTGGTATCGACCTTGACGGCGCAGCAATGCAAGTCGGTAAAGCACTGAACGACCCAATCAAAGGTATTGCGGCACTTGGTCGAAGCGGTGTGCAATTCACTGCGGAACAAGAAGCCATGATCAAAGCCATGGTCGAGGGTGGCGACGTTGCCGGTGCGCAGTCGCTCATGATGAAAGAACTGAATACCCAGTTTGGTGGATCGGCGGCGGCCGCGGTCGGCACCTACGCAGGGCAACAAATCGTCCTAAAAGAAAAGTTCGCAGACATTCAGCAGACCCTTGGCGAAGCACTTATGCCGATTCTGATGCAGTTTGGTACGTTCATGAGTGACACCGTCGTGCCTGCGGTCAAGTCTGCAGTAGAAGCACTATCCGGCTTCATAACTTCTATGAACGAAACCGGGACGACCTCGGGAGTCTTCGATACGATTCGCGGAGCAATCGCAGGGGTTCCGGGTGTGTTGGCGCAGATGAGCGCAGGGCTCGCGACGGTGCAAGTATTTTTGCAACCGCTGACCGATGCCTTTATGAATTGGGTCGGCATCGTTGTACCTGCGATCACATCCGCGGGTATGGCAATCGCTGAATACTTGGGAAGTCCAACGATGCAAGGCTATATATCGACGCTGACCACGCTCCTCGGTGCGATGGCGACGCTGATTCGAGACGTGTTAGTACTGGCGTTTAATTCATCCGCAGTGGCCTGGTCGTTACTGAGCGAAGCGTTTACCATTGCATGGCCATACATCAAAGTGGTGCTCGATGCGTTCTACAATCTGGTAAGCATTACCATGGCGACGGTAACGGGCATCTTGACCGCATTGTCTCAGCTGGTCAAAGGCGATTTTCAAGGCGCTTGGACGACGTTAAAGACGACGCTTGACACGACGATAAAAGACATTTCCGGTTTCTTTACGACACTCGAAACCAAAGTCAAAGGTGTCATGAATGAACTGATGGGCAAGTTCAAGGAAGTGGGCACCAACATAGCGACCGGCATCGCGAACGGAATCAGTGACGCAGCGGGTAAGATCGCAGACGCAGCACGTCAGGCGGCGAGCAATGCATACGAGGCCGCGAAGAAGTTCCTCGGCATGGCTTCCCCGTCAAAACTTATGCGGGATGAGGTCGGTATGAATTTCTCCAAAGGTATGGCTTTGGGTATTCTTGACGGTATACCCGACGTAGCTATCGCAGCACGAGACACCGCAGCGGTTGGAGCGGCGACGGCGGCGCAGACGGTGAACAACATCACACTTACCGCAAACTATAGCAACGTGCAAAGTGAGTCGTCACTCATCGCCGACGCACGGGCTTGGATGATGACAATGGGGAGTGTGTGATGCAAATATCTTTATACCGCGGATTCTCGACGTATACTTTTAACTCTGAGGGCAACTTTGAATCTGGCTATGACTACACCGTTTATTTGACGGGTTCGCTTAACTGGGGCCTTGCACCAATGCATCGCATTACGCAGCGAGGCCCATTCCAACAAGGTGACACCGACATTGATTTCCGTCTTGACCCTCGCATCTTGTCACTGCCCATCGTGGTGCCAGCGTCAACCATCGAGGAACATCTTGACCGTAGGAATCGATTGATGCAAGTTTTTAAACCGGGCAACGATACCTTGACGTTAGGTCTAGAGTGGAGTAACGGTCAGCGATCAATAGATTTACAATGTGTCGGCGGTCTTTCTATGGACACCGACAGCAAAGATTTCACTATTCGTACCGTGGTGCAATTAAGAGCAGCCGATCCGACATGGTATGACCTTATCGCTAACAGCGACATCATAAGTTCGCAGATATTCGGAACACCAACACCATATCCTAAACCATATCCAGTGCCATATGGATCAGATAGCATCAACAGAATTACAAGCATTGTCTACAATGGTTCATGGATAGCATATCCAAGCATTGTATGCGTGGGCCCCGCAACTAATTTGACAATTGTGGACGCCATGGGGAATATCATACAATTTACTGCACCTATTGCCTCAGGTGATGTCTATTATATTGAATTGGCCTACGGACAAAAAACTGTTTACGATATAAATGGCGTAAATAAGTTTGCAGATTTAAGCAGTTCAACGAATTTGGTAAACTGGGGATTGTATCCCGATCCAACAGTATCTTTTGGAATTAACGACATATCCGTATCCGCTACTGGCACTGATTCCGTTACAGAAATCAGTCTTGTGTATTACACACGTTACATAGGAGTTTAAAAGATGGCAGAGCAATCTTTGGGAATGGCGACGGGAACCGGTGCTGCATTTGGAGACGGCGATGTCGGCACAGGTTACGCATCATCACGAATGACCGCAATGGAAACCAAGACACTAAGCAACGGCGTATTGCAGGTCGGCAATTTGTTTGCCATGACAGGCACGACAACAGGTACGCTGACCATAGCAGACGGGGCCGCGGTCGTCGGTGGTTATTTCTATGAAAATACTTCATCGGTCGGCATTGTCATTTCAACGCTGACCAATGCAACGTACAACGTGGCTATCCTCGTAAACAACACAGCAGGAGCGTTGACCGTATCGCGGAGCGTCGCAGGTACAACGATTGACACGTATTCCGTGCGTCTCGTCGTTGCAACCAATGCGCAGTTATCCGGACAAACGTATGTCCAACTTGGCACCATCGTCGTGGCTGGCGCAGTCATCACTTCAATTACGCCATCGTATGCAATGTACGGTACGACCACGCAGTTACCGTACCAATGCTACGCAACGATGGATGGCGGAACGGCTACACTAACTTTAGCAAACACTGTCTACGACGTCGCAGGCTATACGTCATCTTCATTGACCAACGACAATGTATTTAGCATTAACACGACGACCGGTGTTATCACTGTACGTCGTACAGGCTTGTACTTGGTACATGCATACGGTTCTTTTGCATCAGGCACGACGGGTAATCGATTGATTGGCTTAGCAGTTAACGGCACTATTACACAATTCACTCGCGCAATCGCTGTTGGCATAACGAATCATGCTTTCAGCGCTTCGTTTGCTGTGGTTACAACAGCAGTGACGGATAACGTAAGAATACAGGCAGTCAGTAGCCTCGCAGCACAATCATATAGTGTTGGGTTGTTTACCATTAGCAGAGCCTGACCGATGCCAGTACAGTACACAATCAAACTGTACGACGATGCAGGGGTGGCGCTTGGCATCGTTACCCCGCTGGACATCGCAGTGGTGCATAAAGTCAACACGCCAAGCGTGGCGACGTTTTCAGTGAATCGCAATGCGGCCGTGGTCGCTGATTTGGACTATGGATACATTGTCGAGATAATACGAAGCGATCCCGCAATCGGTATGCAAGCGTATACGGAGTTTGTTGGCTTCATACGGTTTTGGAATCGCTCATTTGGACAGAATCCAATACTCAGCGTAACCGCGGTCGATGCAAAGTGCATCATGCAAGATCGTATCGTCGCATGGTATCCAAACCTACTAGGCACGTCGATTTTTAAGACGTCGACGTACACCACAGCATCATCAATCATGGTCGAACTATGGAATCGCAACGTGGGCAGCCAAGCCAACGGCAACCCTCCATACTTTTCTGCAAATCTTACCCGACGGTATGCAACAGGTTTGCAACGATGGACTGACGGACGAGTCACAACGGCAACCAATGCCACAAACCTCAGCATTGGCACCGCTATCGAAGTATCGTGCAGTGGTGAAAACGTACTAAATACGATGGTCAAGGTAGCCGACACAGGTGGTCTTGATTTCGATGTTAGATTTACCATTGCCACATTGAATTATTCGTTGTTCTACGCTGATAATCTTGGAGCAGATCGACGCAGTTATATCACATTTAGTCAAGAGAACAACACTGTCGGAAACCTTAACCAAACCACTAATGTGATGAACTATGCTTCGTTGTTTCATGCCGTCGGCAAAGGTAAAGACAAGAACAACATGCGCAGTCGATACCCAACGACCGCACCAACTGGCATAGACCTGCGCGAAGCATACATCAAAGGTGCTGACCAGACTACAACAACGCAACTGTTTAACCTCGCGTATTCTCGGTTTCGTCGGCAACGCTTAAGCATACAAGCCTTCGACATCGAAGTATTGCAGTCTGGTACGTGGCGGTATGGGCGCGATTACTTCCTCGGTGACTTGGTCTATGTTGATGTGAACACAGCGTCACCATTGACGCGCAAAGTTTATGCGGTGTCTTTGTCGATGAATTCGCAAGGTGTTGAGGAGGTGCGCATTGACTTGGCTGAAATCTGATGAGGCGCAATTGCTGACCGAGCGCGTCAGTACCGTGGAGCGGCGAGATGATGCGGTGTTTCTTACCTTGACCCGCACGTCAACGCTGAGCATAACGACGGCCGGCGTGATTGTGACATGGCAAGAAGAAGTAGACAGCGGCGGAGATATGACGTGGAGCGGGTCAAGCATCACGGTGCCCATTGCCGGCTACTACAAGATAACCGTTATTGGCTCGTTGGCTACACGCGACAACTTTCACGGCGACCTTCGTGTCAACTCGGTTGAGGTTTGCTCAATGGGCGTCGGCGCTACAAAGGATGTAAAGTTCATACACAATGTTTGTCAGTTCTTCAAAGCTGGCGACGTCGTACAGTACAAAGCCACGACCTCGACGGGCACACACACGCTTGCAGTGGTCACTGAAGACAGCGCGGGCGAGTCGCCTATATTCCACATGGTGCTACTATGATTTTTCGCATCTACAATCCAAATACCATTACGTTTGCGTACTTCGATGAGTACGGCGAACCCTACGCAGTTCCTCCCGAAGGTGCCGACGTTGAAGAGCAACCGCTCACCGAAGCCGAAGCAATGAACGCACTGCGCAGCGTGCGGAATACCAAGCTGGTGGACTGTGACTATACGCAGTTACCCGATGTCGGACTCGATGCGGTCACCGTCGAAGCGTGGCGAGTGTATCGCCAGCAACTGCGCGACATCACCGAAGTCGTGCAATGGAACGTCACCACGTGGCCAGCAAAGCCGGTATAATACGAATACCGCGGTGTCCTATTCTTGGCAGAACTGCATCGCGGTGCTATAATCAATCATCCGAAACGGTGCCTTTCCCGTGACGGTCATCTGCATCA